AACTCAACTCGGACCTAGTGACGACTTCTCCGACGAACTGTTCGCATAAATCTCGAAAGAAAGGAGACACATTATGTGGACTAAACCAGAAGCAATTGAAATGCGTTATGGCTTTGAAGTTACAATGTATGTAATGAACAAGTAATAACAACTTAGTAGTAAAGTATGCCCTGTCCACAAGGCAGGGCATTTTTAAAAAATCCCAAAAGGAAATTTTATGGAAATTATAGTGAAAGAGATACCCGATCCTTCACAAGGTCAACAGGCTATTAGCCAAGATGGCAGATTGTGTGTTTTTCATCAGGGCAAATGGATTACCGAAGAAGAATATGATCGAGGAGTTTATATTAGACTGTTAGCAGCTCAAGGAGACTGCGTTTAGGAGATCAAGATGGATAAGGCACCACAACCTAGTCCAGTAGGACTCGTAGTTGTCCTAATTATTTTTGCGTTCTTAATTTGGCACGGTCCGTGGAAAGAACGCTGGGGCGATCCAGATATTGTTTTAGAACCAATCGAAATACACGGCATAGACTGCCAAAGAGATCTAAAAGAACTAACCGTTACGCAAATAGAAATTTGTGCAGATCTAAAAATTTAATCTAGTTTGGTTAAACAAATTCACTTTTAGTTAAAATTCCTGTTGACAAGATAAATAAAGTTGCATATAATAGTACGTATGCATTAGGCATAAATGACATTTTTTATTAGGCAAACAAAGGAGGCTACAAAATGGCATCATTAGCAGAAATTCGTGCAAAACTGCAAGAAGCAAACAATCGCTCAACTGGTAATTCTACTGGTGGCGGAGACAACGCAATTTACCCACATTGGAATATGCAAGAAGGCAAAGAAGCCGTGGTAAGATTCTTACCAGACGGTAATGCTGACAACACATTCTTTTGGGTAGAACGTGCAATGATCAAATTACCTTTCGCAGGTGTAAAAGGCGAATCAGACAACCGTAACGTAATTGTTCAGGTTCCTTGTGTGGAAATGTACAATGACGGAACTGCTTGTCCAATTCTTTCTGAAGTACGTGGTTGGTTTAAAGATAAATCACTAGAAGATATGGGTCGTAAATATTGGAAAAAGCGTTCATATATCTTCCAAGGGTTTGTTAATGAAGATCCACTAAATGAAGAATCAACACCAGATAATCCTATTCGTAGGTTTATTATTGGTCCGCAAATTTTCCAAATTATCAAGGGTGCATTAATGGATCCTGAATTGGAAGAATTGCCAACAGACTATATGCGTGGTGTTGACTTCCGTATTAAGAAAACATCTAAAGGTGGGTATGCTGACTACTCAACATCACAATGGTCACGTAGAGAACGTGCTTTGACTGATGAAGAAAAAGCGGCTGTTAACACTCACGGGTTGTTTAACCTTAATGACTTTTTACCTAAGAAACCAGGTGAAGTTGAACTTAAGGTAATGAAAGAAATGTTCGAAGCGTCAGTTGACGGTGAGGCATATGATATGGACAAGTGGGGTCAATACTTCCGTCCAGCGGGTATGAGCCAGGCAACTGGTGATCCAAATAAATCCACAAGTGCTCCTAGTGCACCGGTAACTGAAACTGCTCCAGCAGCAGAAGCAGCACCAGCAGCAGAAGCAACTCCAGCACCAGCGGCTGAAGCGGCTCCAGCAGAAGGTGGAGACAGTGCTAATAGAGCACAGGACATTTTGGCAATGATCCGTAACAGACAACAATAAAAAGTTTGTGTGAGTTCCGGCAAAAACCTCCATTCGGTAACCAGCGAGGTCTCACACATTTTTTAACAAAGGAAAGGTAATATGGCAAAAGCATTTGACGTAAGTAAATTTAGAAAAACTCTTACAAAAAGCATAGACGGCCTTGGCATTGGCTTCAACGATCCAACTGATTGGGTAAGCACAGGTAACTATGCACTTAACTATCTAATTAGTGGTGACTTTAATAAAGGTGTCCCACTAGGTAAAGTAACTGTACTAGCAGGAGAATCTGGTGCAGGTAAATCATACATTGCCGCAGGTAATATTGTAAAAGCGGCACAAGATCAAGGCATCTTTGTAGTTCTTATTGACTCAGAGAACGCACTTGACGAAGCGTGGCTACAAGCACTTGATGTAGATACAACACCAGAAAAACTTCTTAAACTGAATATGTCAATGATTGACGATGTTGCAAAAACTGTATCCGAATTTATGAAAGAATACAGAGATATGGCAGAAGAAGATCGTCCTAAAATTTTATTTGTAATTGACAGTTTAGGTATGTTGCTAACACCGACAGATGTTGATCAGTTTGGTAAGGGTGATTTAAAAGGTGATATGGGTAGAAAACCCAAGGCACTAACAGCACTTGTACGTAACTGTGTTAATATGTTTGGTAGTTACAACGTAGGTATGGTATGTACTAATCATACATATGCTTCACAAGATATGTTTGACCCAGATGATAAGATCAGTGGTGGACAAGGATTTATCTATGCAAGTTCAATTGTAGTAGCAATGCGTAAATTGAAACTAAAAGAAGATGAAGATGGAAATAAAGTAACTGATGTACGTGGTATTAGAGCCGCTTGTAAAGTTATGAAAACTAGATATGCAAAACCATTTGAAGCAGTGCAGGTAAAGATTCCGTATGAAACAGGTATGGATCCTTACAGCGGACTTGTTGACTTATTTGAAGCAAAAGGCTTGCTCAAAAAAGAAGGCAATCGACTTAAATACACAGACCTTACAGGAAATGATCACATTGATTATCGTAAACAGTGGACTGGTGATAAATTAGATATGATAATGACCGACATTGTTAACAAACCTGCAATGGTTGATGAACAAACTGTAGAGGAAACAGTTGAGGAAGTCGAAGCACAATAATAGGAGAGAGCATATATGAATACGGATTTAATCGCCGATATTTGGAACGTAATGTCTGAGCACATTCAAGAAAGTAAAAAGAAAGATGTTGCTCAAGAGTATATCAATACTTTACTAGACTACGGTGTGAGCGAACAAGTAATCGAGGGATTATTTGGTATTGACACATATCTAGATGATGCAATAGAATACGTAATCGATGACGAAAAAGTTGACGAATACGAAGAAGAAGATGAATGGAACTAGTATATGACCAATTGGTACGACAAAGTTTCTAAAGATATCTCTAATATTCCTTTAGCAGTAGAATATTATGAAAAGGAATTATTAGAAGCAAAAAAAGAAACAGCAGTTCGTGGCAGAATCGAACAAGCGGCAGCACATATGCCGGCAGTTGTAGAAACACGATTTAATCAACTGCAAGAAATAGAAGCAATACTAGAATATCTAAACATCGAATTAAGACGATTAAGATCGAGTCATTTTAGGAAATATGTTGAAAACTATCAGCGTTCACTAAGTTCTCGTGATGCAGAAAAATTTGTAGACGGCGAAGCAGACGTTGTTGATTTTGAAAAGATTATCAACGAGTTTGCTTTGCTGCGAAACAAATGGCTAGGCATTATCAAAGGACTGGATATCAAACAATGGCAGTTAAGTAATATCGTAAAATTACGTACTGCTGGTCTGGATGATGCAAGTTTATAAATAAACTTGTGTTAAGCAAGAAAGAACTACATAAACTTTTTTTTGGAAAACGTGTTGCATTAATAGGCAACAGTGATTCTCTATGTTATAAAAATTATGGAGAGGAAATAGATTCTCACGAAATAGTTGTGAGAATGAATAGAGGAATTTTTGCTCTAGGTACTGAAAGTCACGGTAGTAAAATAGACGTTATACTTTATAGTAAACCTACTGTGTTCAAAGGCCTAATTGAACCTTTTGAAAAACTTCCGGAACTTTTTAAAAACTGTACTTACATACACACGTATCCTGCCAATAAAAACAACAAAATTTTTTCTAAATCTACTTACTTTTATCCAGCAATAGAAAGATACTACTTTACATTACCGGTTGGATTTCATAAGCGTTCTCAAAAAGTATTATCGACAGGTGCGTGTGCAATAGATCTAATACTGAAATGTCAACCAAGACAACTTAATCTATACGGGTTCGATTGGAATAAGACTGAGACGTTTTATCAGAGTGTTAATTATGAAGTAACAAAAGATAAACACAATTTTGATGTAGAAAAAAGATATATCAATTGGATTTGTTGGCTAGAATCTGATATTGTTAAAGTAATTCAATAATTTTTGCACCAATTAACATAGCATATAAATATACGTATGAAACGTATTGTCCTTGTAACTGGCGGGTTTGATCCATTGCATTCCGGCCATATTGATTATTTTAAATCTGCTAAAGAATATGGCGATTACTTAATTGTCGGACTTAATTCAGATGATTGGTTAAAACGTAAAAAAGGGAAACCTTTTATGACGTACAATGAAAGAACAGCCATAGTCAGTCAATTAAGTGTTGTTGATGAAATTATAACATTTGATGATAGTGATGACACCGCTTCAGATGCTATAAGACAAACACTTTCTAAATATCCAAACGATGAATATATTTTCGCTAATGGCGGAGATAGAACAAAAGATAATATTCCTGAAATGGAAGTTTTTCATCCTCGACTTAAATTTGAATTTGGTGTTGGCGGAACTAATAAGATTAATTCTTCAAGTTGGATACTTGACGAATGGAAGACACAAAAGACGGAGAGAGATTGGGGCTATTGGCGTGTACTAGATCATAAACCAGATAAAGGTTACAAGGTAAAAGAACTTGTGATATATCCTGGAAAAAGTCTAAGCGATCAACGACACTTTAAACGTTCAGAACAATGGATGGTACTTGAAGGTGTTGTTAAAATGGAAACAGAGTGGGAACAAAGACAAGATGTAGTGCATCTAGAACCTCACAAACCTCCCTATGAAATTAACAGATTAGTTTGGCACAAAGCATCAAACCCGAATAAAGAGAATGCACATATTCTCGAAATACAATGGGGAAGTGAATGTGTTGAAGAGGATATTGAAAGAAGATGAGTGATTGGATTTTTATAAGCAAAGGAGGAGAAGATCCTTACATCAATGAATTTGCAAGAGGCTGTAAATCAGACACTGTAAAAAGTGATGACTTTGATTATGATGAAAGTGAAAGTCCTATAGTTCTTAGAGGTATACTTAAAAAGAAAATTATACACAAGTGTTGGGAAGATAATAGAGATTTCTATTATATGGATACAGGATACTTTGGAAATGAAGCAACACCTGGTAATCCTAATGGTTGGAAATATTGGCACAGAATAGTAAAAAATGATTTACAACATACTAATCTTACAAAAAGAAAAGATGACAGGTTTAAAAGATTTGGTAAAAAAATAAAACCTTGGAAAAAAGGAGGCCGCAAAATATTAATTGCTGCTCCTGATGAAAAACCTTGTAAATTTTATGGAATAGATTTAGAAAATTGGTTGACTGAAACAGTTGACACAATAAAGAAGTACACAGATAGACCAGTTGAAATTAGACGCAGAAGCAAAAGTAGAAACGATAGATTGTCAGATACACTTGAACAAGCATTAGACAAGGATGTTTTTGCTCTAGTAACATATAACAGTAATGCAGCCGTTGAATCAGTATTTCACGGTATTCCTGTATTTCCTTTAGCACCAGCGAGTGCAGCATCTCCAGTGGGTAGTAAGGATTTAAGTAAAATAGAACAGCCTTTTTATCCAGATGAGGATCTTGTGTACAAATGGGGATGTCATTTATCATATGGACAATTTCATATAAGTGAACTAAGAACAGGAAAAGCAAAAAAAATGTTGGAGGAACTATGGACCTAAGAGTATATGTAGGTTACGACACTAGAGAAGATATTGCTTATCAGGTATGTAAGCACAGTATTCTAAACAAACAACCTAACGCAGATGTGCGTCCACTAAAACAACAAGAATTACGTGATGCAGGATGGTATAAACGTCCTTTAGATAAATTAGCATCTACAGAATTTACATTTACAAGATTTCTTGTGCCTGAACTTGCAGGTTTTAAAGGTTGGGCAGTGTTTATGGATTGCGATATGATTCTTACTACAGATATTAAAGAACTGTTTGATCAAGCAGATGACAAGTATGCAGTTATGTGTGTGAAACACGATTACACTCCTAAAGAAGGTACGAAGATGGATGGACAGAAACAAACTGTTTATCCTAGAAAGAATTGGTCAAGTGTTATGTTGTTTAACTGCGGACATCCTAGCAATCAAACACTAACACAAGATCTAGTAAACGAACCAGAAATCAATGGGGCATACTTACATAGATTTAGTTGGCTAAAAGATGACGAAATTGGAGAACTAGATCATACTTGGAATTATCTTGTTGGTTGGTATAATGACATAGAAAAACCTAAACTAATACACTACACAGAAGGTGGTCCTTGGTTCGAAAACTATAGAGATTGTGAATTTGCAGATTTGTGGAAAGCAGAACTATTCGATATGATGGAAAAATAATGAAAGATAACAAAGAAAATATAGAAGAAATTCTTGCAAAAAGTTCTGGTAAAAGACTTACTACTGATCCTACCGAAGTTAAAAAACCACTTATAGTAAGAGGCGTTGTAAAAAAAGATCACGTAGAAAGAAGCATTCAAATTGGAAGAAGTTTTTACTATATCGACACTGGTTATTTTGGAAATTTTCCAAGTCCGGGTAATCCAAAAGGACAAAAGAAATGGCATCGTATTGTAAAAAATGAAAATCAACAATCTAAAATTATTCCTAATGTGCCTGCAGATAGATGGAACAGAATAAAAAATGATGATCCGAGATATGATTGGCACGGTTGGAAAAATTATGATAAAAAAATATTACTAGTAATGCCTAATCCAAAGGCCTGTAGATATTATAATGTAGATTTTGAAACTTGGACTAAAAATACGAAAATGATGATTCAACAACATTGTGATCTACCTGTCGAAGTAAGAATAAAAGGTTCTAGGACTTATAGAAATTATGATTATTCTATATATGATGCGTTTGACTCGGGTGTATATGCAACAGTAACTATGAACAGTATGGCTGCATTAGAATCTGTATTATACGGTATCCCTGCATTTGTCACTGTTCCGTGTGCAGCGTCTCCATTAGCGACTGTAGATAATTTAGCAAACTTAAAAAATCCTTTCAAACCAGATTTAGACACAATTCAAGCACACTGTAATGCACTAGCATATGGTCAATTCACATTAGACGAAATACAAGACGGCACAGCATACAAACTAGTAGAGAAATATCAATGAAACTTTTAATTAATGATAAAGAACTTGCAAACTTTTTATTACACTGTATGCCTGTTCCAAAAGAACTTAGAGAAATAAGAATACAAGACAGATATCTAGCAACGTACATAGATGATCATCTAAGTAAGAAATCTAAATGGTCTGATCCAACTAGACAATATACTGAAGATGAAAAAAAGCGTTTTCGAGATAAACTTATCAAAGCAGTTGGCAGAGATTTACACGATTGGGTAGAAACAATAAAGAATAACAAAGATAATGTTAAATCTGCCTACTTCAACAAGATTCATAATAACATAGAATACTTTATTGAAAAAATTGGTAAAGAAGAACTTTTAAATCTCTACAAAAAATCAAAATATAAAAATTTTGTCAAAGGTACAGGATTAACCATTGACAAAAAAGCACAAATGATGCGCAGAAAAGAATTAACTGATTACAAAGTTGATTGTTTGATAAGAAATACTGTAGGAAACGAAGAATTACTGGTAACCAAGATGAATGGTGGCCATCCTATGTGGTTTATTGACAGCGGTTACACTAATTTTATCGAGCCTAATAAAAAATGGCATAGACTAGTTAGAAATCATCTGCACTATGGTAAATTTTTTGATGCTCCGATGGACAGATTACAGAATTTTCCGAAATTTCCAAAACCTTGGAGACAAGGTGGCGAAATAATTTACATTATTGAACCTGGACCGTTTGCTGCTCAAGTTTTTGGGGTAGATTTAAAAACTTGGAAGTATGATGTTGCTAAAGAGTTAAGAAAGTATACAGATAAGAGAATTATTTTTAGAAAAAAGGCACCAAAACGCCAAAGACCGAGTTTAGTTAAGCAATTACAAGACGAAGATTACTATTGTGTAGTAAGTTTGAATAGTAATGCGGCCACAGAAGCAATTTGGGAAGGTGTTCCGGTATTAACACTAGGAACTCACGTAACAAATCCGGTAAGCAGAAGTAAACCAAGCGAAATTAACGATTTATGGCGTGGAAATTTAGGTTCTTGGCTTGCTATGTTGAGTTATTCTCAATTCACAAAAGAAGAATTGATGGATGGAACTGCAATTAATCTTGTGAGGAAGTATAATGTCTAAATTAACTGCTGTTGCCTACTACGGAGGCATTCCAGCAAGGAATAACAACTTAGAAAAACCTTTAATTCTCGATAATTTCCTTCAAGGTGTAACTGCTAGTGGCGATACAGGAATTGCTCATAGAACAATGAACACAATTCCTTGTGATGTTGCACTAATTCAAGGATATGTACACGAACACGGCAAAACTGCACCTCATCTAGTACTGAGAAGAAATGCTATTGACCTACAAAAACAAAATGGCAAGAAGAGTTTGATAGTAGATAGCAATTTATTTTTATATGCTGACCCAGGTAACTCAAATCGCTATTTAAGATACAGTTTTGATGGTGTTTTTCCTACTACTGGATTTTATTTTGACAAAGATGTCGATCCTAAAAGATGGATGAAGATAAGCAAAAACTTAAATTTGCCTTTAAAAGAATATAGAACCAATGGTAATCATATTTTGATATGTTGTCAAAGAAATGGCGGATGGTCTATGAAAGGATTGTCAGTAATGGACTGGTTAAATCAAACAATTGCTACTATAAAATCATTCACCGACAGACCAATTGTGGTTAGAGCCCATCCAGGCGATAAAAAGTCACATACGTATTTGCGAATTAATCAAAAAAATGTAACTATAAGCAAAAGACCTAACCTACGTGATGATTTAGTAAATGCTTGGGCAACTGTTGTGTATAATAGCAGTCCTAGTGTTGCAAGTTTGATTGAAGGAGTTCCTGCATTTGTTACAGATCCTCAACCGGAGTATGCACAAACAAATGAAGTTGCAAATACTAATCTTAAAAGACTAGAAGATCCCAAAATGTTCGAAAGACAGCAATGGATTGAAAAATTATCGATGTGTCATTGGAATTTTAATGAATTAAAATCAGGAGAGGCTTGGCAATTTTTTAGGAGGTATGTATGATTCAATTAGATAACGGTTGGTTTGTTCCTGATGGCGATCAGAAAATGACAAGACATCTAGAAACTGACAAATCACCGCAGCAGGCCACCTACGAATACAAACAAAGAGATGTAATTTTACAAAATATACCACAAAAAAATACTTTTGTAGATATAGGCGCAAACGTTGGAGTGTGGAGTATTGTTATGGCTCAACATTTTAACAAAGTTGTTTCATACGAACCGAGCAAACGTAACGTAGAATGTTTAAAATTAAATCTAAATGGTATAACAGAGATTAGAAACGTTGCACTTTCTAATTTTAATGGAAAATCTCAATTTCACGACGAAATTAAAAATTGCGGAAACAGTAAACTGTGGAACGAAGGAGCTCAGCCTGGGTTATACGATGTAGAAGTTAAAAAATTAGACGACGAAGGTATTGAAAATTGTAGTTTAATTAAAATGGATGTCCAAGGTTATGAGTGGCAGGTAATTCAAGGGGCTGAAAAATTAATTGAAACACAAAAACCGTGGATTGCTTTTGAAGTTAGTGCAGATGTTGATGTAATTGTAAAGTTTTTAGAAGATAGAGGCTATGATATGATCAACAACAAAAGCAAAAGACTGTTTATCTTTGCTCCTACTACTGGAATAAACGCTCCTAACAAGAAAGCATTCGGTCGAAGACAAGGCCCAGGACCGTATATTACACTTTTACCCGAAGATAAGCAAGAAATTGCTAAACAAAGACACGGTTACTGATTCCAATAAGGTTCAGTTCTCTTAACAAGCAAGTCAGTTCTCTTACTTTTACCTAGTGCTTTACGTCCGCCTTTGAGATGATCTAAATATGCACCCCACATACTATTAATTAAAGGATGACCTTCTCCTGTAATTAATCCTTCACTCCAATTCCAATGATTCATTGGCACTCTTGACCTTACTACATCAAATACAAAACTATCGTGCCACTCTGCCATTGAAAAAATTCCATTATTTTCTGCTTCGTCGTATACTCTTTGGAACTCTCTAAGAAATCTTTTAGTTTGTTTGTTATGAATTGTCATACTATACAACCCACATTCAGAAAATTTACCTTTTCTACCTAAAAAACAGATATCTTTTTCTTTAGGACACAATTTTTCAAGTTGTTCTAATGTAATAGGACTATGACAATAGGTATCAGCATCCATCCACATAAGTCTATCAGTACCACATTCTTTCACGCAGGCAAAAATTGCATAAACTTTGTGAGAAAATCTAATAGCATCCCATTTAAAACCTTTACCTGAATCCCGTCTTTTACTTCTTACCGGATCTTTACTAACATCACCGTTTGCTTTAGGTACGTTCTTCCAGGTCTCCTTAAATTTTACTAATTCAGGACTGGCTTGGTGTAGATCTCTTACAATTAAATTATCTGCAGATTCTTCAACTTCACAGTCTTCTGCATAAACAAATAATTTTACTTCTTTAGGCCATTTTTCTAAAAACGATTTTATCATTCGTTTGCCGTATTGCTGATAGCCTGCTTTATGAAATGTTGTTATTACTGAAATGCTCATTTTACTCTGTACCAATAGTGAAAACTACCACCTTGTGCAAGTGCGTTATAGTGGTATCTATATAAATTTGTTGTGTGTGAACGTGGTATAATATCATTACCTTCTATTACTATTTCCGGACTTGGTTTTTGTAATAGCGCAGATATGTAATCAAGTGCTTTGATGTAATCTAAATCTATAAAAATTGTAGTAACATCGTTTAGACCAAGTGTGCTTTTTAATTCTTTTTTGACTACAAGATTTCTAGCCTTAACATTAACCGATGACTTACTGTATACAAAAACAGTATCATACATTTCTAAAATTTCATCTAAGAAACCAAATCCACTACCGATTACCAGCGCATCTTTGGGCGATAATTTTTGAATTTTGGCAATTCTTTTTCTAAATTTACTCATTGTAATCCGTTAAATACTATTATATTTATGGAAGAAAATGCGTTTCAAACTATATCGTGAACACGGGGCATTAAACAGTCCTGCTATATTTAATTCATTCGAGCAAGGCCTTAAAAAACTAGGGCATCAAGTGGTAGACACCAACGAAGATGTTGCAGTAATTTGGTCAGTACTTTGGCACGGCAGAATGGCGGCAAACAAAGGAATCTACCAGCAGTGTAAATCACAAAACAAACCTATTATTATTATTGAAGTAGGAAATTTATTACGTAATTCAACCTGGAGAATTTGTTTAAACCATATTAACGGTTTAGGAACATTCGGCAATGACGAAAATTTAGATTATGATAGGCCTAAAAAATTAGGTGTAAAATTATTACCTGAAAACAATAATAGAAAAGATCAAATATTAATTGCAACTCAACATCAAAAAAGTTTACAGTGGGAAGGTATGCCTACTATGGCTAATTGGACTATGAAAACTATCGACGAACTAAGAAAATATACTGATAGAGAAATTATCATACGTCCTCATCCTAGATCACCAATGGAAGGTATAGAACACGAATTTAAAAAAGTTACAAGACAACAACCTAGACATATGCAAGGCACATACGATAACTTTGATATAGATTATAACTTTCATTGTGTAATAAATTACAACAGTGGACCGCCGATTCTTGCTGCTATTCAAGGTACACCTGTAATTACAGGCAAATCTAGTCTTGCGTATCCTGTATCTGATACATTTGAAAATATTGAAAATGTAAAATTACCAGACAGATATGAATGGTTTACATCTATAACTCATTGTGAGTGGACAGTAGATGAAATAGAACAGGGCATTCCTATTTCTAGGTTAGAAAAACATATTCTCCAGCAAATTAGCTCTTGATCTTTTAAGACGTTTCTAGTATAATACAAGTATGAACAATATGATTTACATCGAAGACCTATTCATTGCAATGGTAGACACTATGGAACAACACAGACTACCAATGCAGCCTCACGATAGAAGTGCAGCCTACAGTTTCTATTCTAATATCTCTAAAAATACTGCACTTACAGAAAAACAAGGAGCATACGTATTAAAGATTTTAACAAAATATAGAAACGTTTGTAAAGATTATTTTGACTATGAAGATAGATTAGATCCTCCGATGTGGAAAACTCCTTTTCGAGTTATTGATCAAACTAAAAAAGTTTGGGTTGAAACACTTGAAGGAATAAGTGTACCTGTAGTTGCATTTAAGTTTCCGTTTGGTTTTAAAGACACATATGATACAGAATTTAAAACTTCATATTCTAATCAAAGTGTTTGGGATAAAGACAGAAAAATAAGATTAGTGCATCTTTACTCAGTAAACATTATGCAAGTTTATGAATTTGTCAAAACGCACGATTTTGAAATAGATCAATCTTTTTTAAATGTTGTAGATATGATCGAAGACATTTGGCAAAATAGTGATAAGATTATTCCTAGCAGCAGTATTGTAGATAGCGAATTAATTCTAAATAATGCTTCAGAGGATGCTGAAAACTTCTGGAATACAAATAAAACCGGTAACTTGTCAACAGATTTGATACTTGCTAAAACAATGGGTTATCATTTTAAAGGCAATATAGATACAAAGATAAAAAAGATTGCTAGTGATCAAAGCAATAGTTTTTGGGTCAAAAATCTCAAAGAATTTATTGAACTTACATCTAGTATAGATGGTAAAATTTGCATCTTATTAGATCAAACAGCAGACAATGATAGTTTTATAAATGAATTGCCACAAACATTAGATATGCTAGGCTGTAGTAGGAAAGATTGGAGAATTTGTTTTAGATTGTCTAATAAAAAAGATCCAGAATTTAATCAATGGATTAGTGATAACGGTTTTGGAGGAAAAATTAGCACAGCAAAGTATTTTATTTTCCAACATAAACCCCATAAGTGGTTGTTTAAAAAGGAAAATGATGTTATAATACTAGCAACAAACAATTTAAATCCTTCGTCATATACAATGACAAGGAATATGTTGAAATACCATCCTTGTGTAATTTACATAGGTGATCATATTCCAACATTACATAGGAAACAGAAAATTGTCGAACTGTAAAGTAATAATTAAAGACGAGGTAAACATTAAGTTAGAGGGCCTTGCGATTGAAACACGCAGAAAGATTGCAAACAAACTAAAATATGATTTACCATATGCAAGACATATGCCTGCCTTTAAACTTGGTCGCTGGGACGGAACTGTTAGTTTCTTTGGTATAGGTGGTACAGGATTTCTTGCGCATCTTGATGTAATATTACCTATTATTGAAAGTGACGGTTATGAAATTGAAGTACAAGATAATAGAAACAAATTTGATTTTAAGTTTGATAAGATAGATGAAAACTATTGGAAAGATCAAGGCAAAACTTGGCCTGAAGGACACCCAGAAGCAGGGCAACCAATTGTACTTAGAGATTATCAGTATGATGTTGTTAACCAATTCTTAGAAAATCCACAATCATTACAAGAAGTAGCAACAGGTGCAGGAAAAACTATTACAACTGCTACACTATCACATCTATGCGAACCATACGGCCGTACAATGGTTATTGTTCCGAACAAAAGTCTTGTTGTACAAACTGAAGAAGATTATAAAAATTTAGGACTTGATGTAGGTGTATATTTCGGTGATAGAAAAGAACTTAATCATACACATACTATTTGTACTTGGCAAAGTTTAAATGTACTAGATAAGAAAAGTAAAGATTATGAAGCAGCATTGACACTGGCAGAATTTACAGAAGGTGTAAGTGCAATTATTATTGATGAGGTGCATCAGGCTAAAGCAGATGTTCTTAAAAAACTTCTTACACAGAATTTCCGTAATGCACCAATACGCTGGGGATTAACTGGAACAGTACCTAAAGAACAATGGGAATTTCAAGGTATACTTGCAGGAATTGGTCCGGTTATTAATAATGTGTCAGCACACGATTTACAAGAAAAAGGTGTTTTAGCAAAACTAGATATACAAATTCTACAAACAAAAGATGTAGAAGAATTTAGAAGTTTTCAAGAAGAATACAGTTGGCTAGTAACTGATGAAAAACGTTTGACATATATTAGCAATCATATTAAAACAGTTGCAAAGAACGGAAACACACTAGTACTAGTCAATCGAATTGATACTGGCAACAAACTATTAAAGAACATACCTGATGCAACATTCATTAAAGGAGATGTAAAACTTGATGAACGTAAAGAACAGTATGATGAAATTAAAACAAGTGATGGAAAAATCATTGTTGCTACTTACGGCGTTGCCGCAGTGGGCATTAATATTCCTAGGATTTTTAACCTTGTTCTTATTGAGCCTGGTAAGTCTTTTGTACGTGTTATTCAATCTATCGGCAGAGGAATACGAAAAGCAGAGGACAAAGATTTTGTCCAAATTTGGGATATGACATCAACTTGCAAATATGCTAAAAGACATCTTACACAACGTAAGAAATTTTACAAAGAAGCAAAATATCCATTTCAAGTAACCAAGGTTGACGTATGAGTGAAAGAAAAATAAATGAATGGGCTATGCCTTTTGTAAAAAAATATAGAAGATATATTGATATTGGTGCTAATGTAGGTCATACCTCTGTTCCATTTATACATAAGTTTGAAAATATTGTAGCATTTGAACCACATCCTGATTGCTTTGATATACTAAAAGACCAACCAGGAATTCAAGCATTAAATTTTGCACTATTAGACGAAACAAAAATTGTAAAATTAAAATTACACAAGAACAGTATTAATAAGCCAGAACACGGAAGTATTGCAGATAGACGTAACAAAGATTGGGACGGCAAAATATTTGATGTGTATGGCACAACACTAGACAGTTTTAACTTTGATGATGTAGATTTTATCAAAGTCGATGTTGAACAAGGCGAACTAGAAGTAATCAAAGGCTCATTAAAAACAATAGAAAAAAACAAACCTGTTATTATGTTTGAAAACAAACGCAATGAAAATGATTCTGTTATTGATATATTAACAGATCTAGGGTACAAAATTAAAAAATACAAAAGTGACACAATCGCTTTTATAGAGGAGAAATAGTGAGAATATTAACATTAGACAATAAGGCATTCGACCTAAACGAACTGCCAGAAGAAGTCGAAGAAGATGCTAGATTTAGTGTACTAGATAACAGTACACCAGCAGAACCCGACTTCTTTTTTATGCCACTCATATTTTTAGAGTCATTTAATAGTCCGGCAATTTTAATGAAGATTGGCGGTTATGAAATCAAAATGCCTTTAGATTGGAGTATACTTGTTGGTGACAGCGAATGCTTGGCAGATCCTGAAGTATTGCCATTAACAAGCATTAATGAAAGAGGTTTTGAAGCATTCACAATGAATCCTATCAAAGGTTATAGGTCCGATTGGATGCCAATTGAAATTGTAAATATCTATAATGATGTGCGATGGTATTTTCCAAAGATGAAGAATGGACAGATGCTTACCATCCCATTGCACGACGGACATAATCCTCCTTGTGCATTTTTTGTTAAAGATATTAGCAGGCAATCAGAAGTTGTTGAGTTATCCAAACTCTTCTGATAATTAAGTATACCCAACAAGAGGGAAAGGACAATGACAATGAAAGCAGGTAAGATTTGGGGTCAAACGGAATTGATCCACGCAAACGGTGTACTAGAATTTCACCGTATTGAATTTAAAAAAGGATATAAATGTTCAGAACACGAACACAGATTTAAATGGAATGGCTTTTTTGTAGAGTCAGGAAAGATGATTGTTCGTGTATGGCAAGATGAAGATCAAAAAGGACTGGTTGATGAAACTATTCTCGGACCTGGAGAATTTACACAGGTTAAGCCAGGTAAGATCCATCAGTTCGAAGGAGTTGAAGATGGTGTTGCTTTTGAACTGTACTGGGCAGAATTTAATCACGACGATATCGTAAGAAGAACTGTTGGTACGCAGGTTAAAAAGTGATCCACGGTGATATCAATATAGGCAAACACGGTTTTTATTGCTCTAGCGATAGCGGTTACTTTAATGAATGGACTAAACTGCTAATTGCCAGTGCAAAGAAACACGTTCCTTGGGCAAATTTTCACGTACATATTTTTGATCCTATAGAATCTGATTTTACTTGGTGTAAAGAAAACAGCGTAACTATTTCTCACGAAATTACGCCTCCTCAATACACAAGTAATATAGAAACTAAAAAAGGCTACTGGGTAAATGCAAGGTTTTATCGCATACCAGAAATATTTACATCAAGAACTATTGTGTGTGCAATAGATAGTGATAGTTTATTTTACAAAAATATGTCTGAAGATGAGTTTATAAGGAAATGCAGCAAGAGTTGGGTCACTGTTCGAGAAAAAGGCACAGGAAGTGTAGGCAGCGGAGTTAACTTTGGTTTAGATTCTTTTAGAGATACATTTAGAAATATTTTAGAACCAAATGTTGAACAGGGATTTAAATGGTATCTTGATCAAGAAATATTAGATAAGTGCATTGCAGAAAACAAAGTAAATACATTTGGTATGAGTTTTTCAGATTATAATTGCAGACCTGAAAGTTATATCTGGACAGGTAAAGGTACAAGAAAATACAAACATAAATTTGCAGAACTTGCAAATACATATAGATAAGGAAAAGTTATGGCAGTCAAATACGTAGTTGATGAATCAAAACCACATCTTGGTGGTAATTTTGCAGATGGAGACCCTGCTTGTTGGTGTCCTAGTTCTTGGAAATATATTTTCAAAAAATACAATATTAAAACAGCAATGGATATTGGATCAGGTTGTGGACACGCAGCAAAGTTTTTTGCTGATCAAGGAATAGAAACTACAGCAATCGAAGGACTGAAAGAAAATGTTGATAACGCAATTTATCCAACACAATTACACGATCTAACTACTGGTTCTTATACCCAGTCTGTAGACTTCACAAACTGTATCGAAGTTGTAGAACACATTGAAGAAAAATATATAGACAATCTTATGTCAACACTGTGCCAAGGAAAGTACGTATTGATAACTCACGCAGTTCCTAAACAAAAAGGATGGCATCACGTTAATTGTCAACCAAGCGAATATTGGATTGAACATTTTAAACAAAGAGGTTATAATCTATTAGAAGAAGATAGTAAGATTATTCGTCAACTTGCAGCAGAGGATGGCGGAAAGCATATTGCAAGAAATGGTATGCTATTCGTTAAGGTATAATGAAAGTACTGATTACTGGTAGTAATGGATACATAGGACAACATCTAGCAAAGTTACTTCATACAGAATATGAAGTACACGGTATTGATATACAAGACGAAAACAAATCTGAGCACGTAATTAACTACCAAAAAGTTAACATATGTGATCCTCATTTTTTGCCCAACTCGTATGATACAGTTGTTCATCTAGCGGCATTAATTAGAGTAGGTGAAAGCGTAAAATATCCCCAAGAATATTACACTGCCAATATTTTTGGTACTATGAATGTGCTAAATTGTGTTACATTTAAAAATTTTATTTTTGGTAGCACAGGCGCAGCGGCATTACCAACTAGTCCGTATGCACTAAGCAAAAAAGCAGCAGAAGATATTGTAACTCAATTTTGTACCAAAAAAAATATTGACTTTACAATATTTAGATTCTATAATGTAATAGGAAGTGAAGTTTCACAACCTACAAATCCGGATGGATTATTTTGTAAACTAAAGGAAGCGACAGAAACAGGTAAATTTAGTATGTACGGAACAGACTACAATACAAAAGACGGAACCTGTGTACGTGATTATGTTCACGTAAATGAAATTGCTAATGCTATTAAACTTGCAATTAAGACCCCATCGAGATCTATAGAAAACCTAGCACACGGTAAGGGTTACACAGTAAAAGAAATTGTAGACACATTCAAGCAAGTAAACAATGTTGAATTTGATGTTGAGTCGCATCCAAGAAGAGACGGTGATCTAGAGTCAAGTGTTCTTGACAATGTATCAACGTATATGGAGAATTTATATTCTCTAGAAGACTACCTAACATTAAACAAAGGAGTTTGAAATGCAACATACAATTCAACAACTAATGGATAAAGTTAGTGCAATGCATACTCTTGCTGTTCAAGCACATAGAGAAAAATATAGAGCAGCACCAGGCGAGCCTTATGATGTTCAACACGTAACTCATCTAGTTGAACAGATACAGGCACTAGCAGGCGACATCTACAACGATAAAACACCGCATCCTAAATTAGTTGCTAAAAATGATAAGTGAATCGTATCGTAAAATAATGAGTAAGGCTCACAAAGAGCCTAAATACGGAAAGCGTGTAAAATTTCCAAAGTATCTTGATGAATTTATTCAAGAAAGAAATCCTAAGTCTTTAATAGATTTTGGTTGTGGCAAAGGCAGATTAAGAGAAACTATCGAAAAAAGATTTCCAGGCATATCTTACAGAGGGTATGATCCGTGTGTGGAAGAATTCAATTATCCTTTACAACCGGTTGATCTTATTTTTTCAACAGATGTATTAGAACACGTAGAACCAGAATTTATAAATGCTACACTAAGAGAAATTAGAGAGAACTGCAAGTACACGTACCACTTAATAAGTTGTGCCCCGGCAAAACTAATCTTAGCCGATGGACGAAATGCACACCTAATCCAACAAGGTGCCGAATGGTGGAAAAAGCAATTTAATAGTGTAGGATTTAAAGTAATAAAAGAAGAATGGATAGAAAAAACAAAATACTCTAAAGAACTACGCAAAGATATGCCTGTAAAAGAATATATCATACTAGCAAAATAATATGGCTAAAATATACGAATCACCCGATGGTGGAGAAACTGTTTTTGAACGTGACACCTGTACCGGAAAACGAATTCTCATAGAAGAACCTAAATATCCTGATTACTATATTTTGGATCATCAATGGCACGAGATAACCGAATTAGCCGAAAACGGAAATAAGGCCTTGCAAAATTCACTAAAAGAGCTTAAACTGTTATATATGATATCAAGAGGAAATGATGAGTAAACCACCAGGACTCAAATTAAATGAAATACTTGCTGCTATAGATTTGAATGGTAAAGAAGTATGGGATGATCTTACAGAAGAACAACGCAAGAGCGTTGTATTCTTTACTCTTAATCGTTATATAAGCAGCGTACAAGGGTCGAGAGAAGAGAAAGAACACTTTGTTGTACTTGCAAATGAACACTTTAACAAACACTTATTTTTGTTATTGAACAAACATCCTAAATTACTTTGGCAACTTGCTTGTAGTTGCGGACACGAATCTAAAAAAGTATTTTTCCACAAATGGCTAAAACTTACAAAATCAAAAGACAAAAGAGAAGATTTTTTAAGTACGTTATTTCCTAATATGAAGAAACAAGATCTAGAAACACTATCTGCAATATCTACGGATAAAGAAATTAAAGAATATTGCGAAACGCTAGGTTGGGGTAAGAAGGAAATAAATGCAATTAAACTTTAAATGTGATTATTGCGGTAAAGCATTTGTAAAAGAAAAAACACTATCTGTACACGTCTGTGAACAGAAGCGTAGACATCTTTCTAAAAACGAAAAACACGTGCAGTTAGCATTAATGACCTATCAAAGATTTTATGAACTGAATCAAAAAAATCAAAAGAAAAAGACCTTTGATGATTTTGCTTCAAGTCCGTATTATAATGCATTTGTAAAGTTTGGAAGTTTCCTTTCAAACACTGCTCCTATATACATAGAAAGATTTATTGACTTTGTTATTAAGAGTGGTGTAAAACTTGATCATTGGTGTAGAGATGAATTGTATGATACCTATGTTAGAGAACTAATTAGAATAGAACCAGCAGATGGTGCTATACAACGTACCTTGAAAACTATGATGGATTGGGCAGATGATAAACAAGCACAATATAATCATTATTTTAAATATGTTAATCTTAATAGAGCAACACACGATATTAAAGAAGGACATATTAGTCCTTGGATATTACTAAACAGTAAGTCTGGTAAAAATATGTTACAAAATATGAACGACGAACAAATAGAAATTATAGGCGAAGTGATTGATCCAATATTTTGGTCTAAGAGATTTAAAACATTGCCAGCAGATGTTGAACTTGTCAAGGAAGTAATCAAGGAGGCTAAAATTGATGAAAACTAGAACTTTAAAAGACGGAACGATAGTAAAAGAACTTGACAGACCGCAGAATTTAAGTATAATAACTAAGTGTCCTGAAAAATGGAAAATTGTAGATATGGAAACTGGACAAGAATATGTTGCAACAGGAACATTTGAATTATATAAACAATGGAAACTAATTAACAAAAACGATGCCTGATATTGATATAGATTTTGCAGATAGAGAACGTGCATTGAGCAAATTCAAGCACGTGAAAGCAAGTCGTGTTGAAGATAATAATCTTACTAAACACAACACAGGTGTATATTTTCACGAAGTTCCGTTAAATGCAGAAAAAAATCTCTGTGCTGTTGAATATGACAAAGCAGAAGATGAGCTAGGATATTTTAAAGTAGATTTTCTAAATGTATCACTATATAATGATGTTAGAGACGAAGAACATCTTAACAAACTTATGGAAAGGGAACCACTATGGGAACTTCTGGAGTATCAAGAATTCAGCGATCAATTATTTCACGTCGCCGGTCACAGTCAAATTCTACAAATAATGAAACCGACAACAGTAGAACAATTAGCAGCAGTATTGGCAATGATCCGGCCAGCGAAGAGGCATCTTATAGGGAAGCCTTGGAACGATATAATGCAGAGCGTATGGGAAAAACCAAGTGACGGTAGTTATTATTTTAAAAAATCACACGCAACAGCATATGCACTTGGTGTTGTAGTACATATGAATTTAATATGTGAAAAAATTTCTGCTCAGAGTGCAGGAAGTTAGGAATGGTTATATGAATTGGGAAGGTGAAGACTTTAGAAAAAAACAACCAGAACCGGAGTTAGGATCTTGGCCGTTTTGGATTGTACCAGAAAAGTTTGCTGTAGATTATGTTTTAAAACTTGCAATCTTTATGATAGGGTTACCTATGTTATTTGGCGCTGTGTTAACCCCATTAGGATTATTTTTTAACTTTGCACTTGTTGATTTTATTATATATAAACAGTACGAGAAAATAAGATTGATGTAATGGAAAATTTTATCTATACATATCAAATGGACCCAACTATCTGTGATGGTCTTATTGAGTATCACAAAAATGAAGAAGAATATAAATTTGAAGGTGCAGCAGGTTACGGCGGTACTGTAGATCATACTATAAAACAATCAATCGATGTTAACTTTTTCAACAGCAGTAGAGATCCAAGAATTAGAGCGTATTTTGAAGGTTTGCAGAAAGGATACAACGACTACTGTGACAAGTTTAATCTTCATCACTTGCCTTTAACAACATATGAAACGAATATGATACAATACTATCCCCCAGGCGGCGGATTTAAAGTTTGGCATTGGGAAAGAGATAGAGGAAATGATAATAGACAGTTAGTGTATATGACCTATCTAAATGATGTTCCTAATGGCGGAACTGAATGGAAATATCAAGAATTTAAAATAGAAGCAAAGAAAGGTCTTACAGTTATTTGGCCTGCTGACTTTGCTTGGACTCACAGGGGAATAATAAGCCCAGACTGTGAAAAATATATCGCTACTGGCTGGTTTGTTTATTAATCTTTTGGTTTTCTTACAAGCGTTATAGACTTTCTTTTAATACGCTTCATAATAATATTGTTTAAACTAGTAACTGGTCCTAGTGTTATTTTAACGTCTTTTGTAGTATAATTCCTAATTGCATATTTGAATTCTGCTATTTCATTTCTTAGAAAGATGTTTATAGGAATTTGCCTATTTGACTCCCACCACCAAGCATCTCCAAGGTCTAAAAAGCGTTTTTTTGCTGCTTCTCCCTCAATAGACTCATAGTCGTAGAAACTAGTAACATTAGCGTCCTGATTTATTACAATACCGACATATTCTTTGTCAGCGTGGGTAATAACGCTTATAAATGGAAAGTTTTCTTGTAGGTTTTCTGTAATTCTCATCGATAAATATATATAATAAAGGTTATGTTAATCATATGCAAAGTAACTCAATATATTTATATCCAAACTCGCTCGACGTTTACCCAAATGTGGCGCAAACTTGGACACCAGAGAGGACAAGACAAGTGTACAGTCGTAATATAAAAATTTATAGAAGTGTTGATAATAGAATAGATCTAACTGTCAGAAGCGGAGATCAAAAACCACTCAACGTAAGTAACAATGTATTTGTCTTTAATTTAGTAGAGCGTGAAAATAATGATTTAATTTTAAGGAAAGATTGTTCCTTTGATGATGCTACAAAAGGCAGAGCCTATGTAACTATAACACAGGCCGAATTACAAGATATCAAACCAGGAAACTATGACTTCAGTATTACAAAAGAAACAAGACAAGATAATAGTGTAGGATATGATGTTATCAAATCTGAACCAACATATTTAGATGCACAATATGGTTCAATGGGAACTATAGAAGTATATGGTGATTTATTAGGCTATGCATACGATACACAAACCATAAAAACATTTAACAAAATTATTAACTTCAATAACTTTTTAGGTGTTGATGGTGATCCGCCATTTGATTTACCAAGACCAAACTATGCAAGACATACACCTACAAGTGGTTATGAAGAATACTTTGTAAGTTCTATAGTAGACGGTAAGCCAAACGAAACAACTACTAACAGTTTGCACACTTTCCAAATTTACCTAAATGCTTACGAAGGCGAACTGGTATTACAAGGAAGTTTTGATGAAGGTGCTGATCCAATTGAAGAAAATTGGGTTGATCTTCAAAGTTGGACACTAACAGCATCTGATGATGATTTTTTCTATAACCAAATTGGCAAATATAATTGGTTAAGATTCAAGCATACTCCTACCGCAGATAACACAGGAACAGTTGACAAAGTATTATATAGATAGTATAATACACGTATGACTTTGGTTCTTGACACATTTCGAAATCTATTGCCTCCTCGAGCAAAAAACAGTCCTAGCGGATGGACTAGTTTTAATGCTCCTTGCTGTCATCATAGAGGACACAATCAAGATAAAAGAAAACGTGCAGGTGTAAGATTTGATACTGGAGTTATCTATAACTGCTTTAACTGTAAGTTCAGTACTAGTTGGCAGCCTGGTCGTCCTATATCTGAAAAATTTAAATCATTATGTAAATGGTTAGGTGCTGGCGACGATGAAATAAAAACCCTGATATTTGAAGCAATGAAAACCGAGTCTCCTGAGTATAAGCCAAGAGAGATTCAAGCAAGAATATCTTTTGATGAAAAGAAACTTCCTGATCACAGTTTACCAATTGTTGATTGGTTAGAAGTAGATTTCAAAGGTGACATACAACTAGAAGAAAGATTTGCAAAAGTTGTAGCATACATTTATGATAGAGGTTTCGATCCGGCAAGTTCAAACTTTTATTGGTCGCCTACAGAAGGTTATAGTGATCGTGTTATTATTCCTTTTTTCTATAAAGGAAAAATAGTAGGTAATACTGCAAGAAAAACTAGAAGTGGAAGACCTAAGTATCTAAGTGATCAACACAATAATTTTGTGTTCAACATAGATGCACAACAAGAAGATCAAAAATATATATTTGTAACAGAAGGTCCTTTTGATGCAATGTCCGTTGGAGGTGTTGCACTATTAACAAATAATATTGCTGATCAACAATATAGAATAATACAATCACTAGGACACGAAGTAATTGTTATTCCTGATCAAGATGTTGCTGGTTTAAATCTAATTAATAAAGCAATAGAATATGGTTGGAGTGTTGCTTTTCCTAACTGGGAAAGCGATGTAAAAGATGTTGCTGAAGCAGTAAACAGATATGGAAAATTATTTGTAACTGTAGATGCGATAAAGACAGCGCAGGCAGGAAGTATTAAACTTAATGTTGCGAAACAGAACTTTAAACAACGACTGGAGAAAGCAGATGCAGAAGTTAATTAATTGGTTCAAGAACAAATATTATGCATTCAAAATGCGTAAACAAATAAAGAAGATGAGGGAGAAGGACCCTTTTATATACAAATAGATGAGTGAATTTAAAGATGGTATATTCAATTTATTACTAAAACTTGTTGGACATAGCAGTCTAGCAAGAGCAGTCATATATACCATAGGTCATATCTTAATAGCAATGACCTGCAATAGATTAATTACAGGTGCGGCTTTAGAATTAGCCGCAGTTGATGCACTAGTAGAACCGATCATAAACGGTTTTTGGTTTTATCTACTAGATAAGATGTACGTAAGTTATAATAACAGGCAATAATGAAAATATTAGCAGTTGGATGTAGTTTTATGTGCCATAGAGGATCTGTGATTCCACAGTGTGAAGTCTTGGCACATAAACTCAATGCTGAATTAGATAATAGAAGTAAATCAGGAAATGGTAACACACACATACTTTACAATACTACAGAAGCAGTATTAGAAAATAATTATGATCTAGTGTTAATAGGTTGGAGCAATCCGTTACGTTGGGATTATGTAACTGCTCCGCACAAATGGTTTGCTTTTAAACTTGGCGACACAATTGCTGATAAAATAGATAAACCTATTGACGTAGATGCAACATTATTTAGACACTGGTCAAGTAAAGTTGTTACACTTGCAAGTTTTTTAGAAGAAAAGAAAATTAAATTTATTATGTTTAACAGTTTAGAATGTTATACAAACGGAAACACAACACTACACAATTATATCAAAAATATGAATAATTTTTATAAATTTAGTCATTCACAAATTGAAGATGTGAGAAATAAAAAGGAATGGATATCAACTTCTGATCATCATCCTAATCAAATTAATCATAACTTCTATGCAGAAGAATTGTATACAAAGTACAAGGAACTATATTAATGATAACTTGGGGAATATCAGCAAATAGTCACGATGGATCATTAGCAGTATTTGATGATAATGAATTAGTCTTTGCTAGTCATACAGAAAGGTTTAGTGGTGTAAAGAACGATCCACACCTTAATAAACCTATACTCGATTATGCAAGACAGTGGGGTGAACCAAATCAAGTTGTTTGGTATGAAAAACCTTTTAAAAAAACTATTAGACAATTGTATGCAGGGCAAGGTTGGAACTGGAATGAAAACAATGTCAAAACATACTTGAGAAACTTTGCTATCGACGCCCCCTTAGAGTACAGTAACCACCACCAAAGTCACGCAGCAGCAGGTTACTACACTAGTGGATATAGTGATGCAACTATAGTGTGCATCGATAGCATTGGTGAATTCGAAACATTCACTATATGGGAAGGAAAAGGAGACAAGTTAACCAAAGTATTTTCTCAAAGTTATCCGCACAGTATAGGACTATGGTATAGTGCTATGACTCAGCGTGTAGGACTTAAACCAAACGAAGATGAATATATCTTAATGGGGATGAGTGCATACGGTGATTGGAAGGTATTCTATGAAAATATGCGAGAAACATTCTTTCAACTAGGACCTCACAGCCATTGGCAATTTCCTTATGTTGAAATGAATTATAATTTGCACAGAGGGTGTAAGTGGTGGAAGCCTATGAATAACAAATGGTCTGATAAACTTAATATTGCAGCAGCAACTCAGACCATATATGAAGAAATTTTTAGTGGTATCATAGAATATTGTAGTAAAAATTACAAAAGTAAAAATCTAGTTTTAATGGGCGGCTGTGCATTAAATTGTAAAGCAAACTCCAGAGCATACAACTACTACAAAAATGTTTGGATTATGCCTAATCCAGGCGATGCAGGTTCTAGTGTAGGAGCAGTACTGGCATTAAAACAAAAACATATTAAATGGAAAAGTCCATATCTAGGATATAACATACAAGGTGAATATCCTGTAGATGAATTATTTAGAGAATTAAAAACTACTGGCATTGTAGGTGTTGCAAATGGACGTGCTGAATTTGGTCCGAGGGCACTAGGTAACAGAAGTTTACTTGCTGATCCTAGAGGCAAAGAGATGAAAGATAAAGTTAATGCAATAAAGAAAAGACAAAAGTTCAGACCGTTTGCTCCTGTCGTACTAAAAGAACACGCAGAAAGTATTTTTTACGGACCGACTGGACCGTATATGCAATTTACATCTCAGTGTAGAAAAAAGGACGAATATCCTGCAATTGCACACGTAGATGGATCATCTAGAGTCCAAACTGTAGGAAAGGATGATAATACAGGATTGAGAGAATTGCTCGAGCGTTGGTATGCTAAAACAGGGTGTCCGATGTTGCTAAACACTAGTTTGAATATTAAAGGAAAACCAATGGTAAACAACGAAAAGGATGGAAAAAAGTTTGCTCACAAGTATGGAGTGAGTGTATACTAATGAAGTTAAAAAAATTAAAAAAGAAGAAAAAGAAGGTTGAAAAATCTTTGTTCGAACTCAAAGATAAGTTATATAGGGCAAATATAAAGTTAGCTCAAATTGAAAGAAAATATTGGTTTACAACGCTAAATTAAAATGTTATACTTGTTTTATAAAGGTAAAAAAAATTAATGGCTCAAATTAAAAATTACGATTACGAAGTACAAAAAGTATATCTTGAAATGATGATGTCAGATGCTGAAACATTTGTGCGTTGTCAAGGTATCTTTGATCATACTTTGTTTGATCGTAAACTACAAGATGCAGCACAATTTATTAACGAGTATGCAAAAAAGTATACAGTACTTCCAGATTATGAAACTGTAAATGCAAGTTGTAGGACTGATTTAAAAGCACCAGGCGAAATCAAAGAAGGTCATCTAGAATGGCTTATGGATGAATTTGAAAGTTTTACGAGACACAAAGCACTAGAAAAAGCAATTATACAAAGTGCAGAACTATTAGAAAAGAATGACTATGGTCAAGTAGAACATATGGTCAAAGAAGCAGTACAGATTGGACTTGCTAAAGATATGGGTACAGATTATTTTGCTGATCCTAGAGCAAGGCTAATGGGGCTGAAAGATAACAATGGACAGATTAGCACTGGCTGGACAACTCTTGATAAGAAACTGTTTGGTGGTATGAACAGAGGTGAACTTAATATTTTTGCAGGTGGTTCAGGTGCAGGTAAATCTTTGTTCTTAGCAAACTTAGGTGTGAACTGGGCATTAGAAGGATTAAATGTTGTTTACTTAACACTAGAACTATCTGAAGCACTTGTTAGTATGCGTGTTGATAGTATGGTAACAGGCGTAAGCACAAGAGAAGTATTTAAAAACATCGATGATGTTGAAATGAAAGTTAAGATGATTGGCAAGAAGTCAGGTGCATTCCAGGTAAAATATATGCCAAGTGGTAAGACAGCAAATGACATACGTGCTTATCTAAAAGAATACGAAATTAAAATGGGGAGAAAAGTAGATGTACTACTAGTAGACTATCTTGACTTGTTGATGCCAACAAGTAGGAGAATTGCTCCGAGTGATTTGTTTATCAAAGACAAATATGTATCAGAAGAACTGCGTAACCTAGCAATGGAATTACAGTGTGTGTTTGTAACAGCAGCACAGTTGAACAGAGGCGCAGTAGAAGAAGTAGAATTTGATCATTCACATATCAGTGGAGGTTTGAGTAAGATTCAAACTGCTGATAATGTGTTTGGTATTTTCACAAGTCGTGCTATGCGTGAACGTGGACGCTATCAAATACAATTAATGAAAACACGTTCTTCGAGTGGTGTAGGACAAAAAGTTGACTTGGAATTTAATCTTGAGAGTTTAAGAATTACAGACTTACCTGAAGATGAACAAGAATCTACTAACGGTTCATCAAGAGGAACAAGTTCGATTATCGATTCAATTAAAAGAAAAACAGAAGTACAACAAGAAAACACACCCAATGACGATCCAACTGAAGGAGTATCTGTAGGTAAAGTTGCAGGTAAAGTCGGTAGCACAAAATTAAAACAGTTGATTCAGAATATGGGTGACAATGAAGAATATTAGAGTAACACTGTGCGAATTCGATGACTTTGAACCAGACAATATGTTAGACATTGATTGGCCTAAAGTACAAAAAGAAATCGGTGAAGATCATTTACAATGGTTATATAATCAACCTAAAGAAGACTGTCAACTAATGTTAGAGTTTTCTAAGTCAGGTAACAAATCTCTTATTGTAGAGTTTTATAATGAAAAACTATCTAAAACATATGCATTGATGTGGAGCAAATGAATATACAACCTATCTTTCCTAGTTTTCTAGCATCAGAACAGACAGATATAGATTGTGACAAAATTGTTGCATACTGTAAAGAACTAGAAAAACAAAGACCAAGTTATCACGATAACGGTTGGCAGAGTGGTCCAGTATCTTTGGACACACCTGAACTACAGGAATTAGTT